CATAGTACTGCGGGACTTCACCCTCGTTGACCTTTTGTTTTTTCGTGAGGAAGTCTATCGTGAACTTCTTCTGCCTTGCAACGATACCCTTGATACAATAATACGATTACAGCAAGGGGGTTCACAAGGGGGTTCAAACTGATTTAGTGGGTTCAAAGTCCAAAGAAATGCCGAGTTTGTGCGAATTTTCGGAACTTTTGCGCCGTTCATGCAGCCACCGTAAGTGAACACGAAAAACCTCGAAAATCCTCGAAAAAATATCGTTGACAGATTGAATGGGCATCATTATGTGCGCAAAAATAAGGGCAAAAAACTGGGCTACACTTTTTGAAATCGACCCCTCAAACGAGCCAAAAATCAAAAGTGTAGCCCAATTTTATTTGACGCTGATGCGGATGCCGGACTGGAAAACCACGGTCATTTTCTCCTCAGAATGCACCTCAATGAAGTCAAGGGTTCGCAGCATCAGAGCGTAGTCAAAACCATCCAGTCTGCCCACGCTGTCCAACAGCCCTATCATCTCTTTGGCTCTGAGCCTGGTGAGTGCGTTGTCCGTGGTTTCGATTGTTCTTTGTAGGATTGGCTGATACCGTGTTTTCTTGCTGACCAGCTGGTTCCAGGCTCGAACGAACACCTTGTGTGGGTGTTTGAACGGAATGCGGATATCGGAGCAGATCATTTGCCGTGGTGGCGTTGGGTGATTATACTTCTCTCGGTAGGCAACCATCGCCGGAGAGGGATCGGCCACTCTATAGCGGGACGGTGGTGTGTACATCATTCCTGGAACCTCTACTGCGGTATGGTCGTGTCGGCTCTTGCACCGATACCAGTTAAGCAGTTCCCGGTTGTGACCCGCACTGGTGTAGCTGCCATATTTCTTACCACAATATGGGCAGACGAGCATATTGGTAAATGGGTACTCCTCACTCTGTTTCAACCCATTCCCGGCGTGGCGTTTTCTCAACTCCTGAACTGCTTGCCATTCTTCTCTGGGGATGATGGAGGGCAAAACATCCTCTATATAATATTGTGGTAGCTGACCACGATTACGAGATGAGGTGTGTTGGATTGGGTCGGAGATGAATGTTTTTTGAAACAGGCAATCACCACAGTATTTCTCATTGGTGAGGATATTTATGATGGTAGTGTTTGCCCATTTTGCACCGGTCCGTTTTGTCGGCACATTCGCAGCAAGCAGCCTGTTCGTAATGTATTCATAGCCGTGACCTTCCAGAAACCAACCATAGATCATCCGAACAATTGCAGCCTCTTCCTCTATAATAGAAATCTCGCCGTCCTGCTGTTGGAACCCCAGCATTGTACCGACGACGAGACTTTCGATTATCCCTTTTTCGTATCTTTTCCGCTTGCCCCATTTGATGTTGTCGGACATACTGACCGACTCGGACTCTGCAACAGCAGCCATAAGGGTGAGCAATAACTCACCCTCGGCAGAACAGGTATGCAGATTTTCCTTCTCAAAATATACATCAATTCCAAGGCTGCGGAGTTCCCTTGTGAATACCAGCGTGTCAACGGTGTTACGACCGAAACGGGATACGCTCTTGGTAATGATGGCATCGACTTTTCCGGCTCGGCAATCCTCAATCAGCCGGAGAAAATTGATGCGGTTTCGTGTTCGTGTGCCGGAGGTGCCCCTGTCGGCATATATGTCCACCAGAACGGCATTGGGATCTTCCTCTATCAGCTTGGTGTAATAGCTGATTTGCGCCGTAAGGCTGTGGCTCTGTTCCTCGGCCTGCGTTGACACACGGCAGTAGGCGGCTATTCTCCGTTTAGGTGGATTCTCCTCCGCCACCGTCCGTGGGTATATCACTGTCAGGTTTCGGCTGCCGTCTGACATACTGTCTCACCCCCTTCTGGATAGTCTGGGTGGTTTCCGTGCCATCTCGGAAAAGGAAGGTCACGGTGCAGTCCGCATTCACTGTCACATAGTTTACGGTTGCCTGGAACACCAAAGGGTCAAAGGCAGTAAGGGGACCCTCATGCTTTGCCAGTTCCTCAAGGAATGCGTTGACCAACAGCCGTTTTGCAGCCATAAGGGATATCTTCTTTGCGAGTTCCAACTTCTCCTGCTGGAGAGCCTCGTGGCGGCTCATGTACTGTTCGTACCGTGCATTGGTGTCTTCACCGCCGCCACGCTGCTTACTGCTGTTCATGAGCAGGTTATTGATGAGCGTGGTTATATCAGCTGTTTCCTGCTGAATGACTTCCATTCTGGCCTTCAGTGCGCTGTCATCGGTTATGGCATCCAGGCACTCTGCATAATTGGCTGTGATTTCCTCTTTCCGAGCCAAAATGCTGTTGAAGGCGGCTACAAAACATTCTTCAAGGCTCTGCTCCTTCAGTGTGGGTGTCTGGCAGTGTTCCCGTTTCATGAACTTGTTATTGCAATGCCAGCGCCAAGACATATACTTGGTATCCGAGTGCCACTTTTTTCTGCCGTAAAAGCAGCCGCAGTCACCGCAAACGATACGTCCTGAGAAGATGGATACGCATTGAGCGCGTCCACCGGCAGCCTCGCGCCTACGGAACTCCTCCTGGACCATTTCAAAGACCTCCGGCTTGATGATGGCTGGATGATTCTCGGAAACATAGAAGATGGGCAACTGCCCGGTGTTTTTCTGCATTTTGTGATCCAGGAACGATGTTGTAAAGCATTTTTGTAATTTTGCATCGCCACGATATTTTTCGTTGTGGAGGATGCTGATTATGGTGGATGGATGCCACTTGGTCTTTTTGGCAGGCGTGGGAATGCCATCTGCGGTGAGTTCTTTGGCAATCTGTCCGGGGGATTTTCCGGCAAGGTATTCATCGTAGATTCTGCGGACGATAACAGCCTCTTCTTCCACAATCTCCATATCACCGGGGTTCGCACCTTTCTTATACCCAAGGAAAGTGCTGTAGCCCAGACTCATGATGCCGTCTGCAAAGCGTTTGCGCTGACCCCAGGTGGTGTTTTCGCTGATGGATCGGCTTTCTTCCTGGGCAAGGCTGGACATGATGGTAATGAGCAGCTCACCCTTGGAGTCCAGAGTGAAAATGTTCTCCTTCTCAAAGTACACTTCCACGCCTTTGTCTTTCAGCTTTCGGACGGTGGTAAGGCTGTCGACAGTATTACGGGCAAAACGGCTGACGGACTTTGTAACGATGAGGTCAATGTCCCCGGCGAGAGCATCCTCGATCATCTTGTTGAAGCCGTCACGGCGTTTGGTGTTGGTACCTGTGATGCCCTCATCAGAATAAATCCCTGCAAAGATCCATTCGGGGTTGCTCTTGATGTATCGGGTGTAGTATTCAATCTGGGCTTCGTAGCTGTTCTGCTGTTCGTCCTTTTCGGTCGAAACACGGGCATACGCAGCGACTCTGCGCTTCTTTACTGAAAACTGCGACTGTGCCGATAAAATAGGCGATGTTGCCTGAATTACTTTTACATTCTTAGCCATTGGCGCTGCTCCTTTCTAAAGCCTTCTGCCGTGCGGACTCTCGCATTTCCTCAGTCCAACTCTCACGGCGGGAGCGGTCTTTCCATCGATGCTCTTTAATTGTACCGGAAACGAACACGAAGCGGAGCAGATTGTCCGGGCAAGCCTCAATATGATCGATTTGGCTTCGGAACACCTCTGAATCAAAAGCAGCCATGCCCAAGACTTCCGTGGCGACGGCTTGTAAGGTAGCCTCTGGGATGACCTTAGATGCACAGTATTTCTTTCCCTTGGTGTTAAAGGTGCTACAGCACCAAACCACATTGTAGGCCGTGGTTTTTCTGCGGTAGTTCTTACCGCAAATAGCACATCGGATTTTACGGCTGAATGCGCTCTCGCGTCCTTGGGGCCGTGCATAATCAACCCTTCGTTGCGCCATCAGCGCCTGTACCGCGCCAAAGACATCCTTGTCAACGATTGCCTCATGATCTTCTTCCACATAGTATTGTGGGAGTTCACCCCGGTTAGGAACGCAGGCTTTTGAAACATGATCCCGAACAAAGCACTTCTGAAGGAGGAGGCCGCCAGTGTATTTCTCATTTTGCAATACGCTCCGCACCTTGGAACAGCGCCATTCGCTGCCCTTGACCGTGCGATGACCTTCCTCGTTGATGATATTGGCGATTTTCTGCATTCCATATCCCTGGTGGTACAGTTCAAAGATGCGGCGAACTGTTTCGGCCTCTTCTGGGACAATGGTAATTTCACCGTCTACCAATCGGTATCCGAGCATCTGACAGGTGGATGCCTTGCCCTGTTCAAAGCCCTTGCGAATCCGCCACTTTTGGTTCTCGCTGGCAGAAAGGCTTTCTTCCTGGGCGAAGGATGCCAGCAACGTGAGCATCAGTTCGCCATCGGCGCTGAGTGTATAAATGTTCTGCTCCTCGAAGTAGACGTCGATACCCAGGCGCTGCAACTCTCGGACTGTTTCCAGAAGCGTCACCGTGTTACGGGCGAATCTTGAAATAGCCTTGGTCACGATCATGTCAATTTTCCCGGCTCTACAGTCCTCCAAGAGCAGCTGAAACTGCTCACGGCAGTCCTTTGTGCCGGTCTTGGCTTCGTCAGCATAGATTCCGGCAAATGCCCATTCAGGATTCCGATTGATGTAGTCGTGGTAATAATCAATCTGCGCTTTCAAGGAATGAAGCATCGCATCCTTGCCACTGGACACTCTTGCATACGCAGCCACACGCTTTTTCTTATGCGGTTGTGCTTGCTGCGGTGTAATATCAAATACATTTTTCATGGATTTCACCCCTTTCGTAGCGTACATATTACCTCTGAACTGGACTATTATCCAGTTGTATTTGAGATATATATCCCACAAATATTGGGCGGTACTTATTGGTCAATATTGTCTTAATTTTTGCGTAGTCCTCTTCGCTGATCACGCCGTCTTTTAAGAGACAAGTGAACGGCTTTAACGATGCGTGGTATGCCATTTCAGCCTGAAGCTGTTCTGATGTCATTGCAACTCACCCCCGTGGAAACGGTCTGCAATGTAGCAGTTGTGAGAGCAATATTTCCGGGTGCTGTTTTTGCTGACGCTAAATGTCTGCCCACAATGACCGCAGATGACCTGGCGTTCACCGCGATGGTTGACCAGTTCCGGGTGGGCATTCCACCATTTGGTTCTGCAGGCATCGGAGCAGAAAACTCTGCATTTCCTTCCGGGAGTTTGAACCAGAGTTGCTCCGCAGCACTTACACGCTTTTTCTGTGCTGCAAGGTTGGTTCGTAACCGCACCGCCCAAAGCATTCCTTTTGCAGTAGGTTTTCACGGTGTTCACGGACAGTCCCATTAACTGAGCAATCTTTTTATAGCCTAATCCTTGCTGGCGGAAAGCTGTAAGCGTATTCTTCTCTTCAGTGGTCATGTGATTTCCTCCAATCTGAGGAGACCTTCCTCACAGACCCATCTGTACAAAAACAGCGACTTTGGCCGAAAATTTCAGGCAAAAAATAAGACCCACCGCTCCGAAAGTGGAACAGTGAGTCTCATGCTTAGTTAGGGATCTTCAGTTTCCAACCGCTGTAGATGACATTGGATGTCAGACCGTTCAGTTTCTTGATTTCCGGGTATCTGCTGCCTTTGCCCAGGTACAGGGCGGCAATATCCCAGAGTGTATCGCCCTTGACCACTGTATGGATGCGGTAGTCATCCGTGCCGGACTCGGAAGTGCCATCCGTAGGATAGATGGCAACCCCCTCATTGGTGAACACATAGGTGCCGGGGTTCTTGTCCGCCGTCGCCTTTGCGTTGGAAAGGACGCGGTAGGCGCCGATCTGGGACTTGCTGTCCTTCCAGGCCTTACGCACACGGTAATAGCCGGAAGTCAGCTTTTCAGGATAGGTTACCACAGGCTCGGCAGTATCCTCGGTGTCCTCCTTGGTATCGGCAGCAAGCAGAGCCTTGACCTCAGCACGGAAGGTGTCCATGCTCTTGCCGTGCTTCGGAAACCAGTGCATCACATCACCGTGGTTGGATGCGACACCCTGCTTGTAACCCTCGGAGTGGCAGATGATATTCTGCTCGGTCAGACCGTACTCCTTACAGAGGTAGGCACAAAGTTCAACGGCCTCACGGTACACCTTCTTAAAATAGGTGTAGTCCGTAAGACCGTCCTCGCAGATTTCAAAGCCGATATGCGTGTTGTTTGCAGATCCACCGGCGTGCCACCCACGGTGATTCCAAGGGAGCGTCTGGTAAGTGGCAATAGTGCCGTCTGCCAGTTTGCCGATGAAAGCGTGGACGCAGACCTCTCTGCCGCCGGGGTGATAGGTGTTCCAGTGATTGCCGTACTTGTTTTCACCGAGCAGACCGTCATTGGGGCCAACATAGCGTTTCAGGTTGGGGTTGTTTGCCCCGGTGGAATGAACCATGATGCCTTTGACGGTGATGGTTCTGCCTGCCTTGTAACAGGCATTTTCCGTAAGAATCAGTTTATGCAGATTCATCGTCATTACCTCCTCGGTTGTGAAGCTGTTCCAGAACTTCCTTCAGCTTTTCAGGGATAGGCAAGCCAAGGTGCGCAGAGTTCTCCAGAATGCTGACACCCTCATTGGACAGGTAGAAGAAAATGACTGCGGTTCGCAGCACTCCACCCTGGCCGAGGACATAGACATCCACAATGTTGCCGATGCCCACAAGAGTGAAA